AGGTAGAGGAAAATAAGTGTGGACGGAATTAAATTAGCAGAGTATCTGTATAAGAACATACGTCAAAGAAAAGAGGACTTAGCTCAATCTTTGGCTGATGGTTCGATAGACTCAATGGAAGACTATCGGTTCATAACAGGTCAAATACGAGGAATGACTTGGGTTGAAGACGAATTAAAATCCTCGATGAAAGGTACAGACTTAGATGACTAAGAAACTGATCGTGCCAGAGCGGTTTATGGCACAAAAAAAAGTAAACCCAACTCCCCCTTCTATAAGTAAAGCATTTGACGATAAAGAAGATGCTAATCCAAACTCAAAAGACCCGTCTAAAATGCAAACATCAGCCCTTGATCGTTTGCCCAAGCCAACTGGATATAGAATGCTTGTTATTCCATATTATGTTCCAGAAAAGGTTAATGGTATCATAATACCTGATAAGACTAGGGATCGTGAGAGTTTTGCAAGTGTTGTAGCCTATGTTGTAAAGATAGGACCTGATGCTTACAAAGATAAAGATAAATTCCCAAGTGGAGCATGGTGTTCTGAGAAAGATTGGGTACTTATGGGTAGATATGCTGGAAATAAGTTCAAAGTGGACGGTTTAGAGCTAAGAATCATAAATGACGATAATATTATTGCATCTATACTTGACCCTAAAGATATTTCTTATATATAATGGAGAGCATAATGAATAACGAAACACAAACACAAGAAGTCGAAGAAGAAAAATTTGTCTACGAAGTAGAAGACGATACACCTGTCGCTGAAGAAAAAGTTGAAACTTCTCCAGAAAAAAAAGAAGAAGACCGAACAATTGTTCGTGAAAAATCTGAAGAACCAGAAGAACTTGAAAACTACAGCAAAGATGTTCAAAAAAGAATTAATCAATTAACAGCTAAACGTAAGCAAGCATTGGAAGAGGCAGACGCAGCTTTTAATTTTGCTCAACAACAAAAAAGTGAGAACGATCAATTAAAGCAACAGCTTAGTCAGTTAAATCAAGGCTACACCTCTGAATTTGGTAATAGAATTGAGTCACAAACTGCTCAAGCTAAGAAACTTTATAAGGAGGCTTTTGATGCTGGAGATGCTGAAAAAATGTCTGAAGCGAGTGACCTCATGGCTAAACTCGCTATTGAAAACGAAAGACTTAGAATCCAAAAAGCTCGAACTGAGCAAACGAGAGCAACTGGAAATAATGAGGAAAAGGGCAATGTTGAACAGAACACCCCCCAAACGAGGCAGACCGCCCAAAAACAAGACTTAGATCCAAAATTACAAAAGTGGTTGGATAATAATTCTTGGTTTGGAACTGATATGATTATGACTAGCGGAGCAAGAGCTATACATGAACAATTAGTTGGGCAAGAAGGTTTTGACCCATCAACTGATGATTATTATGCAGAAGTCAGTAAGCGTATGGCTACTGAATTTCCACACAAGTTTAAGGGAGGACAGAAAAACACCCAGTCTGTAGCTCCTGCGTCCAGTGGACGGTCTCTAAAAAAGGGTGGTAAAAAAACTATTGAGCTAACGCCTGGTCAGGTAGCCTTTGCTAAAAAAATGAGGATACCGCTAGAAAAATACGCACAGGAAGTAGCTAAAATAGAAAAAACTAAAGGAGTAGCGTAATGGCTGATCGTACTAATCGAGAGTCGCAAACTCGTGAAAAAACTGCGAGAGTACAACAGTGGAAGCCACCGTCAACGCTAGACGCTCCAGAAGCACCTGTGGGTTATAAACACAGATGGATAAGAGAACGAGTTATGGAATATGATGATAGATCAAATATTCATAAACGGCTTAGAGAAGGATATGAATTAGTTCGTGCTGAAGAATATCCCGACTTTGATGCACCTGTAATTGATGAAGGCAAGAATGCTGGAGTAATCGGTCAGGGTGGTCTTTTGTTAGCACGGATACCTGATGAACTTGTTGAGCAGAGAAACCAATACTTTCAAAACAAAACAAATAATCAAATGGAGGCTATTGACAGAGATATGATGAGAGATTCAAATGCTGCAATGCCTATGCTTAAACCCGAGAGAAGGTCTCAAGTCGCTTTTGGCGGCAAGAAGTCCGACTCATAAATTTAATTTTTAGGAGACTTAAATGGCAAATCAAGATGCTGCTTTCGGAATGCGTCCTGTTAAAAGAATAGGTGGAACACCCTATACTGGAGGACAATCCCGATATAGAATCGCTGCCAATTATGGAACTGCTATATTTCAAGGTGACATGGTTATGCAAGTCACTGGCGGAGGCGTGGAAGTTCACGCTGATGGTGGTACTGTTCCAATAGTTGGAGTGTTCAATGGTTGTAGATTCACAGACCCTACAACTAAAAAGGAAACTTTTTCCAACTTTTACCCTGCAAGCACAAATGCTGCGGACATTGAGGCTTTCATTATAGATGACCCAAGTGTTATCTATGAAATCCAAGCTGACGCTGCGTTTCCAGTTGCAGATTTATTAGGTAACTTTGACATTGTTTATACCACCGCAGGTAGTACTGTAACTGGTATTTCTGGTGCAGAGTTAGATGTAACAACAGGTGCAACTACCGCTGGTTTACCTCTGAAAGCGATTGATATTTCGCAAGATCCAGAGAATAGCGATGTTTCATCAGATGCAACCAATGTCTATGTTGTGATTCAAAATCACATCTTTGGGCAAAAAGGTGCAGGATTAGCATAAGGGAGTTTAGATTATGGCTATATCAAGAGCGCAACTAGTTAAAGAACTAGAACCTGGTCTAAATGCCCTTTTTGGCATGGAATATGACCGTTACGACAATGAGCATGCAGAAATCTACGACACAGAATCTTCAGACAGAGCGTTTGAAGAAGAAGTGATGATTAGTGGTTTCGGCAATGCGGCAACTAAATCAGAAGGTGCTGGCGTATCTTTTGACAGTGCAAACGAAGTATATACATCAAGATATACAATGGAGACAGTTGCATTGGCTTTCGCATTAACTGAGGAAGCAATGGAAGATAATCTCTATGACCGTCTTGGTGCTAGATACACAAAGGCACTAGCAAGATCAATGGCACACACCAAGCAAGTAAAAGCTGCTTCTACTCTAAACAATGCGTTTAGTTCTAGCTTTACTGGTGGTGATGGAAAAGAGCTTTGTGCTACAGACCATCCTCTAGGTGGTGGTGGAACATTCTCAAATGAGCCATCAAGTGCCGCTGACTTAAACGAAACATCATTAGAAAGTGCATTAATTGACATTTCTAATTTTGTTGACGAGAGAAACATGATTGTAGCTCTTCGTGGCATGAAGTTAATCATTCCACCAGCACTACAGTTTGTTGCTGATCGTTTGTTAGAGTCAACGCTAAGACCAGGAACTGCTGACAATGATGTCAACGCAATGAAAAACATGGGTATGTTACCAGAAGGTTATGTAATTAACCATTTCTTAACAGACACAGATGCGTTCTTCATCAAAACAGATGCTCCAAATGGTTTCAAATATTTTGAAAGAACACCATTAAGCACAAGCATGGAAGCAGACTTCGACACAGGAAACATGAGATACAAAGCAAGAGAAAGATATGCTTTTGGATTCTCTGATCCTCGTTGTGTGTTTGGATCACCAGGCGCAGCTTAACGAACAATTGTTCGATTATTAAAAGGGTGGCTTGCGAGTCACCCTTTTTTTATGTATAGTTAAATTACCTTGACGAAGAATCAACTTCGACAAATGCCACGACAAGGAGATTTACATGGCAAATACAACTTTTAAAGGAACCCTACGTTCTGAAGGTGGATACTCATCCATAGCTACTGCTGCAAGTACAGGAGCAGAAACAACTCAAATGTCAATTACATCCGCTGGATTTGCTTCTTTAGATGCAAATACAATGGCAGTAGAAGCTGGAACTGGTATAACAACTGGCTCTGGAACTATCTACAGAAGCTCTGTTCAAAGAGTTGGTGGAATTATCACAACAAGAATTTTAATTGACTTGACTGGTTTAAGATCAACTGGTGGCGCTGATATTATTGGTGTAAACGGAACTGCATTGGTTTGTCACATTGGTCAAATAACTGCCGCAAGAAATGGTACAATCTTAACAGGTAGTATGGAGTGTTTTGAAGCACCAGCAGGTGGTGATCCAGACATTAACGTACACTCTGCAACAGAA